GTTCGCGGGAACATTCGGGTACCGGTGGGCAAATTGGTAGCACTCGTTGATCTGTTCAGTGCTGCGTTTCTCATCCGCCTCTAGCCGCTCTATTACTTCCGCAATTGCTTTGTCGCTCATAGTCCTAGTTCCTCTACGTGCCAGACCCACTCCGCCCAACCTCGTGGCCGAAACCCACAGGCGCAGTGGTCCTATGAACCGATACTGGCGTGATTAACGGGCTGAAATTGATGGGTCAACAATGCGTGCGCTGTTATCACCAGGCCACCACGCATCTTGGGTCTCGAAACTCGTGCGTCCAGGTGCAAGTGCACCGACAGTTTGTTACGTGAATGCCGACCCAATACCAGGTTGAACCGGACCGCGCCAGGTATCCGCTTCTGTATTCACTGATCATTTGTTTAGTTCCTCACTTGGGTAGACCCGTTTAGCGGTCTCACAGGGCCACAGATGGGGTTTGCCGTCGCTGTCCCAACACGTAAGGCAGCACCGTTGACGGTTGATGTAGGCGACGGGCCGGTGTAGTTCCCGTACCGACTTAGCCATCTCACGGGCAGCGGCAGTCGCTAAGGCTGAACCGGTCAGGTAATAGCCCGGATGTGGCTGGAATGCCAGCGCCCGTTGTGCGGCTTCGATTGCCGGGTCAGACACGTTGACCGTCCTCCCAACCCGCTAGGTATGCCTTACGCATCGATTCGTTATCCCACTCGGGGTACTTATCGTTGGGGTCGTATCCCCAGATGACGCACATCAGTTCAGCGTCAATTTCGTTGTCGTCCGGTGGTTTTACGGTGTCGCTCATAGGACTACCGCTCTCAGATGATCAGTGACATGGGGATGGAAGCCGCTCCAGTAGCCTTCCCAGCCACAGGTGCAGTGGTGCCATCCCGGCTTACCGGGCGTAGGGTGTCCGTCATAGATGTAGATGTGGCGCCCCAGTTCGTCCTGTAGCGCATATCCAACGTCGTTGAACCAGCCGGGATCTCGATTGCACCGCCAGTCGGCTAAACCACGCGTCTCGCTCATCTTCCACCTGCCGCGAATGCTGCTATAGCCTCAGCACCAGAGGGGAACGCGCGTCGTCCGTGACACTTCCCGTATCCATCCACCTTGCAAACCCACCAGCATCCATCAAGCCTGTGGATTCGATAACCATTGCGTCTCATAGCTTCACCACGTCTTCTATGAGGTCGTGTGGTGCCGCTACTTCTTGCCCGCAGCAGGTGCAGCGTCCTTTGCGTCTTGTCTCTATCGAGGCTTGCACCCAGTTCCCGATCGTGGAGACATGCTCGGCACAGATGAACACTTCAACGGCTGGTCTGTCGCAGTGGTCTACGAGGTGGATGGTGACCATGAAGTCCGCGGGCCTGTAGCAGTCTTGGCATGGGGGTGTGCACTCGATCTTCAATCGGGCCAGGAACGCCGTAGGGGTCTCTACAGTGGGTTGGGGTTGTGCTGACACCACTGGTTGGGGTTTGGGCTGTGTGCGTTTAAACCAGGCGGTCATAGCGGCATCACCGGGCCGAAGAGGTCGCTAGCTGACATGACGCGGAGGCAGCTGCCGCATCTGCTGTTAGCGCACATCGCAGCATTGGCCGCAATGTGCTGCCTATGGGGTTCACATATCGCGATGACGGTGATGTAGCACTGGAGCGTCGACCAGACCACGGAGTGGCATCGCGCAACCCAGCGGGCTTGCGAGTCGCATGCTCGGTGCCCATTAACGTCCTCGAACTCACACACCTGCCCCGGCATCTCTCCTACGAGTTCTTTGATGTCTGTTATGGCTTGGGTAGTCATTCCGCAGCCTCGCAATCCGGCCAGGTCTCCCCGATGAGGCAGCGGCTGTAGCCCTGCTCGCTGACATCGCGCTGGCCTTTGCGGCTGCCGTCGTCCAGCTTCAGCGTCCACGTCTCCGGGTGGACGATCGGCACGTAGTTCGTGGTGCAGATCGATGGGTTACCGGAACAGGTTGTTAGTGGCAGCATCTCGATCCACTGCTCGTGATGCTCTCCGCCTGTGACAATTCCTCGCTGGATTAGATCCGGCGTGCATGCCGCTAGCGCAACAACTGTCACGGCTAGTGCTGTAACGGTCCTTCGGTTCATCTCACAGCCTCCTTGCTGCTCGCCGGTTTCTCCCTATGCCAGTTGAGGTCGTAATCCCAATACGCGTTGTTCTCGGTGAACCACTCAGCGCGAGATCCGATAGCCGCATGTCGATGCCACCAGCAGAAGCATTTGGCCATGCTTGGGTGGTCGAATGGAAGCGAGTCGGCGTCGGGGTAGTCGCGCATGAACTCCGAATCGCAGTCCACGCAAGCGAAAGTCAGTGGCAATGGGCGCCAACCATCGTCAGGCTGATGGAAGTTCGATCTGCGCTCATTGCAGGGCCAGCAGAGTGTCCGCAAGTTGTCGACGTGGTCGGAACCCATCGCCGACCACGGGATGATGTGATCCAGCGTCAAGTCTTCCCGTGCGCCACATTGCACGCATGCGAAGTGATCCCGCTGATACACGTACTGACGATCCTCGCCTGGTATCTGCTCCCGTCGCGCGGTGAGGCGCGTTCGCCGGACCGGAAATCTGGACTCTTCGCATTCCAGGATTGAGCCCAGATCGAGCGAAGCGAGACTGATTGGCTCATCAGATTTGAGAGATTCTTGTATCGGCTTGCGCGCGTTACCTAAGCAAGATTTATCCCTAAAGGTGAGAAAAGATTCTTCGTGAGTCCGTCCGTCCGTCCGTGCATCTGCCTGGTGCATGCCCAGGTTGGATGCCAGTGGCATATGCCCGACGCATATGCCAGACGCATCGTTAGTCCGCATCGTCATTTCCCCTCATTCCGTGCCAACGCAATCGGGCCGCATCCCGCGCGCGCTCCTTACGCTTCTGGGTCTCTTCATTCGAAGGCTGAAACTCTGACCAGGAGTTGATCTCCCAGCCGCCGGGGCACTCCACCCATAGCCCGACGGAAACGAGGGCCTTAGCCTCGGCCTTGGTAGCGTGTAGTAGGGGTAGGCAAGCGGAGGGCAGGAACCCGTCGGTGCCTTGAGCGCCTGCGTATCCGAGGGATGCCGTCCACACGAACGCGGCGCGGTACTTCTTATCCTCGATGAGGTAGAGAATCTTCGGGTTTAAGGCGAATTGGCTGTCCAGCCTGACCCAGGGAAGGCCCATCTACACCGCCTCCGGGTTGTCTGGCTCAAATCCCCCACAAGGGCAGTACCGGTAAAGAGGCTCAAAAGAACCAGGGATGGTGGCTTTGCAAGTGCCGTAGTGACGTTGGTGCTCATCTAGATCGTGGCCGCAGGTGCAGGTGTCAGTCACTGGAAGACTCCCGTCGCCGCTTCGCTAGCTCGTCATTGAGGTACCAGATGGCCTTCTCAAGATCCTCGATAGTGTTGTGCTTCAGATCCGCTCGCCAGATGTACTTGACAGCGTTACCGAGGTTGAACCCCATATGACGAGTGACCTGGATGCACTCGATGCCACTCGGGTGGGATGTGTAGTGCTTGGGGTGGTTTACTGGATCGTTCATCGCTCCAACTCCTCGTAAGTAGTGGTGGATTCGCGGCCACCCATGCACGCGCACTCAACACTCCCGGCGGGTCCATAGCCCCAGAGTCCAACTACCGCATCGCAGTTAGGGCAGTACTCCAAGATGGTGGTGCCCATCTCTTGGCCCGTGTGTGGGCAGGGGCGCTCGACAATGCTCGCGACGATCTGGCTGTGACCAAACGGCAAGTCAGCGTCTATACACTTACCCGATCCGAGACAGGGCTGACCGAAATGGCTATCACCCCAATTCCAGTACTCCTTGAGTACATGTCCACACTGGCAGCGCAGGCGTCCCGTGAGCGTCTTCTCTTCTAGCGCACCACTCATCGCTCCTCCGAATCACGTCGGACGTACTTGCGGAACAGCCCCGATGACTCGATGCATCGAGAGCCCTTACCGTCCAAGTTCGTGTACCGGAAGAAGCGGCTACCGTCATAGCTGGCTATGACAATGGTGCGTTTGCCGTCCTTGCTGTCCCAGACGGTTCCGATGAGATCCCTCATGCGCATTCCTTCTTGTCTTCAACAAACCCTCCGCAATCACAAAGGGTCACACCGTCATCCAAAGCCCCGTAACACTCAGCTGATTGACCGTTATGCTGGTATCTCTGATGACCACAACGGCAGAAGTGGTAGGTAGGCCAAACAGTCACGCACCCTCCCCGAAATCGAGCGTCATGGTCTGACTTGACAGGCGTTTAGCTATGAGCTCGCAGTAACGCTCCTCCAGCTCAACACCGATGGCTCGGCGCCCTTGATTCACGGCGGCAATCAACGTCGATCCACTACCGGCGAATGGATCGGTGATCACACCGGGCGGGCATTTCTCTAGCAGCCTCTCCATCAACGGAATCGGCTTAGGCGTCGGATGATCCGGTCGATTGTTCACGGGCGGCTTCTGGCAAGTGATCACATTGGGGCCACGTTTCCCGACGAAGCCACTACCAAATACGTATATCTCCTCGTCGCTATTGCCCCAAGGGAAGTTCAAGTCACCCATACCTGGGTCGTCACCCTTGGACCAGATGAGGCGCGCGCGAACATTGGCGGGCCGCTCAACGCTCCACTTGCCGAACGCAATCGCAGGCTTGTCGCCCCAGAGTTCGAGCACGAGATTCCGAACACTGACCGACCCATCGTTGGCGATAGCCTGACTGGGCCGATCCTTGACCCGGCCCGACTCGTAGCTCATCCCATACGGCGGATCAGTCACAAGCACATCAGCTTCCAGCCACTCGGTAATCTCAAGACAATCCCCGTGAAACAGCGTCACCAGATCGTCTTGGTAGTAGGGCTTCACGCCGACCTCCCCAACGCCCAGTCCCCCGAATCAGCCCACAATGCCAACGCACACATAACCTGTGCCGCTACACCCGGATGCCAGGCACAGAAGTCCACACAATCCCCCAACACCTCCAAGTGATCCTTGGTTCTCAGCGACCGGATCAACTCGGTGGCTTTACGAACCAAAACGTTTTCGTTGCCGCAGAACTCGTAATCCACCTCTGGAGGCCCTTCAGGTTCAGGCATCGGCTCAGCCTTATAGCGCTCGATCTGGCGGTCGGTAACATTTAGCCGACGCGCCACCTCTGTCCCAGACAACCCCTGAGCGGTGAGGGCTTTCGCCGCCGCCACACGATCCGGCTTCGACAACGACACCGGATAGCCCTGAAGCGCAGCATCCACATTCAGCGGATCAAACGTTGCCCTCATGCCGCTCGTCCTTCACGAATCGACCCATCGTCGGCAAGCCACACCCAACGCTCATGCCGGTAAAACACACACTCAAAAGCTGGTTCATGCCACTGGGACACGATGAACCCCAACTCGATAGCCTTCCCGCGCTCACGTGTCTCGATGAAGGAGTGGCAGCCGCGGCATATCGCGAGCCCATTGGAAACCCGGCTCGTCGACTCCTGGCGGCTACCACCCCGGCCCCTGGGGCGACGATGGTGATACGACTCCACCGTCTGCACGCACACGTTCGGCCATTGCACCTCACACTCACCCAAAGACCTCTGGAACATAAGCTCTTTGGCTTCCGTGGTGAACTCTCCAGCCCTAGGCACTAGCGGCCTCCGCTCGCCCAGTGGGGTGAGAATTGATCAAATCGCCAATGAACTTGCGGATCACATCTGCGGTGCACTGCCGCGGGGGCTTGCCATGCTCGGAGAAGAACTTCCCGGCGGTCTCACGCTGGTCCCACCCGTTCTCGGTGCAGGCCGCGGCGAGCTCGTCGAGTGCGTCGTCTACGTCGGTGCGCTCTGGGGGTGCCGATGACCTCTCATACACCTGTGAGTCTGGGTCCGGCTCATCCGTTGGTAGGCAGAGGGTTTGTAGCATTGCAGTACGGAAAGCCACTGAGTGCGCTTTAGCGGTAGCTTTGTCGCCGGCATCCATTGACTCTGCTGCGGCGACAGAGGTGATCGAGTCACCATCTGGTCCATACCAGGTGAACTCTACTGTCAGCCGTGCATGCCCCATGAGGGTGCGGTTGCGGCCCACCTCAACAGTCCCGTACTCGTAGTCCAAGACCTTCGGTACAACGATCACGCCGTGCTTCGTGAGAGCTGGATACACCGCCGATGTGACTGCATCGATCCCGCGGAATGAGAAGCCTTGCTGCTGGTTCCGCTCACCCTTGCGGACGGCTCCGACATCCTTCATCACCTCGGATAGCGCTTGGTAGATGGTGGTCATGATTCAACCTCCGCATCAATAATGTTGGATTCCAGGGCTTTCACGGTTCCGTCAAGCGATAGCCGCCCACTGGCGAGTGCGTTTGACACGATCTCGGCGGCATCCTTAGTGGGGGTGATCTTCACGTAGGGCTCTTTGAGTTGTTCGAACACCACATAAGGGCATACCTCGCCGCGCAGCCACACTTGGCCGTCCTGCTCAAGGGCATTGACTAACAGGTGCTTGCGGAACGCTTCGCGCACAACCTCAACGATTTCGGTTTCGCCGCAGTGGTCTTTGACCCACTGCACAAATCCCGCTTCGTCGGCGACTGTGGCGACACGGTTCGAGGTGACCCATGTGGCGGTGCCGACCTTGTGTCCGTCAATAAACCCGGCCAGTCCGTCGCCCTGGACAAGCTCAGCCTTCACTGCTTCTTTCGCGGCCGGCGCGGCCTTGCCCAACACGTTCAGTGCGGCAAGATAAGCAACCGCCGCTCTAGCCGTCTCACTCACCGCGGGTTCCCCTTCTCGTCGTACTCGTCATCAACCCAAAACCAGTCAGGAACAGCAGGACCAGGATCAGGCAGACGCCGGTAATCGGTTGCGAGCCAATCGGACATACGGACACCGCGACTCATGATGGATCACCGACAACTTCGATATAGGGCGCGAACTCCCGAATGAATGCGTGCCCATCGGACACTCCGCATCGACCTCCGATGCGATCGCCGACTTCCCCGTATCGCCAGCCGTTGTTTCGATACACGAGACTTCGGGGCTCCCCATTCAGCCGGAACTTCCACTCCGTGCCGTCTCGGGCCTCTTCACAATCCAAACTCGGAAGTACACGGGGCTCAAGGATTTCGGTGTACTCGCCGCCATGCGGCACTACACCCTTCGCCCACGGGTACCAGGACCCACCAATCTGCGTCTTCCATCGCCCACCGTCTGCACCCTCCGTGAACGAGTGGATTAATCCGTTCTCATCCCGCCACCGTGATCCCTGCTCGTCTACCCCTAGGCGGTCAACAACACGGGGCTCCCGCTTAGTGGTGGTGACAATGCTGTTGTCCCAGTACTTAGCCATCTCTTCGGACGCGGCGGCGGCGGTGTACGCCGGTTCCTGTTGTGCTGTTGGGTCAGACACCTTGCGATACCCAAAATCCAAAAGCTCCTGGGCGCGGTCGTGGTAGTAGTTGGGCTTAACCCTTCGTCCCCACTCCTCCTCCGGCCATGTGCCTAGGTGAATGGATAACCACTTGGCTAGTTCCTCAACTTCGTCCGCGTCACCGTCGAACACAGACGGTTCCCGCATCAGCCGCTCAAGTCGCGGCTTATCACCTTCGTGGTATTCGTCCGGATACTCGTCCGGGTCGTCCGCTTGACAGTGCTCCGCTAAATCCTTGTGGAAGTACTCCTGTAATTCCTCACGGGACGGGTGGTCTGTTGGGTCGGGCAATTCGCCGGGAAAGAACCCCAGCGGCGGTATCTCTGGACCGCGCTTTGTCGGGTCGTAGATGACAGGCCAAGAGTCGGCGTCGTCTTCGCTGTTCCAGTCTGGCGAATCTGCCCGCCAAAAAGCTGAAGTGCTGTAGTGCCAGTACGGACCGGCCCCACCGGCCTTCCGCTCCGCTTTCCACGCCCCGTCCGGTCGTCGTGCGATGGTGCCAACAGGCGCGTAGCCCTTGCGGCACTTGCCCTCACACTCGCCGTCAAGTCCGATTCCGCAACCTTCCGGTTCGGGCGTGATTTCTCCGTAAGAGGGCCATGAATCAGCGTCATCCCCGTACGGTTCCTCACACGCCCCCGGCATTACCCTCACGTAGACCCAACTAGCTGGATGCGGAGACACATCGCCACACCTGACGGCTACGAATGTCCCATCTGGCCGCTGCTTTACGGTGCCAACAGGTGCCCCCTCGGGGATGCTGTTAGCGGCAGCGATCATGTCGTCAACCATGTCCAAACGCCGCTCGGGGCCGCAGGAATACCAATTCCACGCCTCTGTAGCTTCGGCCATCGCTTTCCGCTGCGCTTCAGTTGGTTCCAGCTTGCTCATCGGTCCGCCAACCAATAGAAGATTCCAACGGAGATAAGCACTATCGCCACTGCAATCGCTTGCTGAATGTCATTGCTCATAACGCCACCACCCTGTAGCCCTCTTCTGACAACACCTCACCGATACGGGCAATCACAGTCCCCGCATCTCCACCCAACGAAAGCTCTTCCTCGATAGCGTCTTTAAGAACATCCTTGATGTAGTCGCTCATGACGCCTTCCTCACCGCAGACGCGATCCGTTCAGTAGCTTCACCGGCGAGGCGTTCCCAATCTTTCTCGCCGTACCCGAAATAGATCTCTTCCAAGCAACTCTTGAGCGCCCCGCGCTGCACATCACTTAACCCACTCATTTGCATGTCCCCTGATCATTGGGCTCCAGCTTTGTCATGACGCCTCCCCTAATATTGAAATCTCGGGCTCTATACCCATGGCACGCAACAAAAGATCGCGAGCATTAACCAATCTCAGACGTTCAGAAAGATCTGGCTCCGCGGCGATATGCACTGCTAGATCTAGAAGAATCGCGCCGTTACTACGCTCAGTCTTCATCGTCTGCGTACCTCCGCATATACGGGAGTCGTTCAGGCTCATAGGTAGAGGGATGCTTTGAGAGCCTGGCGATTTCACGGCGCAGTTCGGTGTTTTCTGATCGCAGGTCCCGCTTCTCGATCAGCAGCCACAGCACCAGTAGGTTGAGTAGCACAATGGAAGCGATTTGTATGCTCATCGGATAGCCCCCAGGAGTTCATGGAGAATCTTCTGCGCTTCTTCAACTTTGGCAACCGCCCAGATATCTCTCACATTGACGTGCCAATGCGAGGGGTTACCAAGGAACTCGTCGAGGTCCAGTCCTAGAACCATTGAAATGGCAACCGCTTCACCAAATCCCAGGCGCCTATGCCCGCCCTCTAGTCGCGACAGGGCCGACTGACTGAGGTCCACTCCACTCTCCGATAGCTCATCTGAGAGCCGGGACTGATCCCAGCCCTTCGCCTCTCGTGCCGCTTTGGCCATTTGGATGAAGTCGTCGTCCCACCTGCTCATCGCCCACCTGCCGAGTACCACAGAACAACCATGAAGAACACCGAGAATATGAGTAGCCACCCGATAGCGGTCCAGTTTCTAACCTGGTTGCGTGCTTCCTCTTTCGCACACGGACGGCACGGATGAAGCGCCTGATGCGCGTGGCATATCGGTAGGGTCAATAGGTGCCGCATCAGTCCTCCCAACCATGTACTAGCGGGGACTGATAGTCGGGTACGTGATCAGTTTTCCAGCACTCCCGGAACGCGTACCCCGCCAAGACCAGACTAGGTAACGCGACACCGGCAAGTAGTGCCACAACAATCACTGCGATTGGAGAGTTCATGCTGCGGCCTCTTCGTCTTCTGGTGTGTCCCATACGAAAGCCAAACCAGGCCAAGTGATTGCGCGGGGGTTGATCTTCGTCTTCGCTTGGATCTCGCGGTAGATCTCGAAATCACACGGCTCCAGCCGCCACAGCTCTGACTCTGGGTGAGGGAGTTGGGCCCGGAAGGGCGCCAACATGAGTGTGATCTTCAATAGATCCCGTTCCGCCTCAAACTCACGGCGGAACCAATCCCGAAACTTCTGGTCGGTCATGCTGACTCACCCGCCTGCACAAGGGCTATAACCTTGCCGCGCAGTCCACTTGGCAGTACGGAGAATCTTGCCTCGACTAGTTCGTCAGCGAGACGCTGTTGTATCTCTTGATACTGGTCCCAGTAGCGCTGCGCGAGTTCTTCTAGCGCCTTCTTCTCAACGCTACTATCCCCCGCCGCCCCTAGCTCGCTATCGAAGAGTTTGGCCACATGTCGAAGGCATAGAACGCGGGTGATCGTTATGTCACCGCGAGATTGTTCGCCACCTCGATAGGCGACCATGACTGGATCAGGCTTTCCTACCCGTCCATAGCACTGGGTTACCGTCTTAGTGACAGCTACTGGCTCGCCACATGGTCGTGAGGTGTTTGATTTAGATTGAGTACAACGTAGTCCGTCGCCGGGCACCCATGCACGAATTAGCGTGTATTGGTCTACCGCGCTCCAGTTCTCACTCATGCTTCTCGCCCTCCATCACCTTGGTTTGCATACCTACGCAGTAAAGGAAGGTGTCGATCACACTGTGTTTCAACGGAGTAGACGATGATCTTCGCGGCTTGCATGACGGTGAAGTTCCCGTCTTCGATGATCGCCGCGATAGTTCCGGTAACCCCATCAAAGGTTGGGTGAGCGTCCAGGGTTTTACATACCCTGCCGGCGTTCCGGGTTGCGTAGTCCCCTGCTGGGTCTGCGGCAGCTGGTGGAGCACATGAAACAGACAGGAGTACTACGGCTACAGCCGCGATGGATCTATGCTTGAACACGCCACACCTCCAAGGTGTTGGTTGCAGTGGCGCAGGGGTGGTCGTCCGCCAAGATTGCCCACCCCTGCGTTCCGGGGGCTTATTCAGTTGTGAACGATCTACGCCGACTTAGGTTCTGACGGCAGGGACGCGAAGAATGAGTCGAGTTCTTCCTTGGGGTACAGCGGAACCGAGCCGTCGTACCGCGGGCAGATATGGCCCAGGCGCTTGTGTTCGTCCAGCTTGTAGAGGCTGATACCGAGGTACTCGGAGGCTTCTTTGCGGTTATAGGAAAGCTTGCTCATGACCACTCCTTTCCATCTACCGTCTTGGGATGAGTGATGAAGAGTTCGCGTACACGCTTCGCTACGCGGGAGAGAAGATTCCACTTACCCTTGAGCACGCCCAACGGGTAGCCAAGGCGATCGAGCTCGCCTCCGGTGGGGACACCGTCTTGTGTGACATCAACTACCTGATCGCGGATGGTCGCGGCAATGAGATGCACCGGTTCCTGATCGGGCCCGGTATCCCCGCCCTCCTGTCCGGTCCGTCCTTCCCTGTCCCAGACATCGTCGACCGGTGATATTGGCCCCTTCTTGACCTTGATAACCAGGTGGCGGGCAGGACGATGCAGTTCTTCCTGCACTATCTCCCGTACTCGGGATTCAGAGATGCTCATGCCCCACCGCCGAACTCTGCAAAGTCCTTATCCCACGCCTGCAGTGCGAGGCGGTGCATCTGCTCCCGAAGGCCCGGAGTCTGCTCAATAATTCCCGCGATGACCAGGTTGACGCCCCGGAATACATTGGCGAACAAAATGCTCGCCAGCTCGGGGTCTTTCACGATTCCAAGCGCTGTGTGGATCCATTCCTCCACAGCCTCTTCGTCATCGCAGATGGCCAGGTATTCCATGCCTAGCTTGCATCCGATGATCTGAATGTCCCCAATGTTGGGGATCTTCATCGTTCCAGCTGGCTCACCCGAACGTGTATACCCCTGAACGTCCGATATTCGAGGTGGATTCGCCGCCAGGTACTTCCGTCGCGCGAGGGTGATCAGTTCATAGGTCATCGGGTCCACCGCCAATCGGGGAGGCGATTCGTGCGACGACCCTTGTTATGGATGCCAACAAGTACCGCTGCCATCGCTGGCGGGATCGTCCCTCCCTGAGCGTCTTTGAGCTGCTTAGCTTTAGCCACCAGATCAACTGGACGGAGCTTCGCCATTTCAGCGGCTAACTTCTTGCCATCCACCCTCTGTCCGTATCGAGCGAACAACTGACCGATCCCACCAACGATGGCAGCGTGCGCGCCAGCTGCGTCGCGACCCCAGGCGTTGTTGATGGTCCACATCACATACTTAACGAGCACGGGGTACTTGCCAGCGCTGAGAACTCCCGCTCCGTTGTAGACCTTCTCGATCGCGGCTACAGCGGCGAAACTTCCGTTTGCGATGGAAGTTGCAGTCCGCCAGCCGTACTTCTCGATTATTTCATTGATAGCCACCGCGTCCGGCTCGTTAGCTAGTACGCGCATGCGGAACTTATCTATAGCTTGAACGAGTTTGGAATCGTTCAGCGCCAGGAAAAGGGCCGCTTCTTCGGCAATCGGAAGTCCTGGGTGCACAATACAGTTCAACTTGCCGTCATACTTCGCGATCACCGCCGCTGCATGCCGGTGCTGACCGTCGATGATGAAGTACTTGCCATCATCGCGCTGGTTGACGATAAGCGCGCCAACCGCACTGGGATTGAACTTCTCGGCCATCACAGCTGCCCTATGTGGGTCCAGCGCGCGCTGCACGATCGGGTCGACATGGAGCAGGCTGATATGGATTCGGACAAAGATCGGTTCGCTCATCTGATACGCTCCTTGAGTAGCTTGTTGATTCGGTTTAGGGACCGAATTGATGGGGAGAGGTCAGACATGAGTCGTCTGGCCTCTTCTGCGTTTACGGTGTCGTTCACCTCCTCGATTCCGTCGAGGGCCATCACCGTTCCCGACAGGCCGACGACGATTCGAGTGAGCATCTTTAGGTGGTTCGGCCGTGGCCCCTTAACCTTGGTTGGTAGTCCTGGAATCACCTCAGGTTCGGACGCTTCCGCGTCAACCCCAGGGTCGGTGAAGTCGATCGGTTCCTTCTTACGGTTACGGACATCACGTACCGCTTGATCTGCAGCGGTGTACGAGACCTCCCCCGCATCAAGCTTGGCGAGCTGATCGCGAGCGATCTCTGCCACGACGGGGTCGGCATCCTCGGTCGCCTTTACGACCGTCTTGGCACGCTTGTACGTGGACTCGGATACCCCAAGCGCTTCTCCGACTACCTTGTTGGTGCTCGACTTATCCGGTCGAGGTTCTATAGAACTTTGACCGAGGTTCGTAACCTGGGAGCCTCTCCGATTACCCTCAATTCGAGCTTGGTCCTGACGAGGCCGCTCCAACTCTTCGATCTGGCAACCGATCGAGACCAACTCGGATGCCGTGAAATCCTTGCGGCAGGTGTTCTCGTCGCGCTCAGCCCGAAGTCGATCGGTCGCATCAGTTAACTTGTGAATGACCACAACGGGGACGACAGTCCTGCCGAGCATCCGAAGGGCGGCTAGTCGCCGTTCCCCTGCTAGCAGGTGATGATCGGGCGTAACTGCTGGGGCATGGATCAGCCCAATCGATTCAATACTCTCGGCAAGTGCTTTGATGTCACCGAGGTCTGCGCGATGGCGCCCTTGCACGACGATCTCTGATATCGGAAGCTCGCAGTAGTGCGGAGTGTCCGATCGCGTGATTGATACGACGTTCGACATATCGACGGCCATCAGGCCACCTCGGATGTCGCAGGGGTTGCGCGCGGAGCGTAATCCGTGGTGATCGAGCCAGCCGGAAGGTTGTACGCCTCTTCGAGGGCGGCCAGCAGTTGCGCCGACGCTCCCCGCGCCCCGTTCTCGATAGCACTCAACGTGCCGCGCGCTGGACGGTCGCCGTGGATCGCTTCGATGCGTTCGCATACGTCGTCTAGGTCCCAGTGCCCATCAGGGTCGATTCGCTTCAACGCCAAGCGGAAGGTCTGGAGGCTGACATGAGGCGGGGTTCTACGCTCCCGCTGACGGTCATATCGCCGTTTTGCGGCAATTTTGCTTCCCATGCGGACGACTGTAACGGCTAACCGTCGCAAGCGCAAGCAATTCTGTGGCAATTTTGCCCTGGCGTGCAGAATGCTACTGGTGAGATTCGGCGCTCCGGCTGCTCACACCCATGTCGTTAGCCGAATGGGACTATGGTTTGCCAAAAATTTTTGGCAGTCTTGCCGTATGACCGAACGTCAGGAGCGGCTCGAATCCCCGCAACAAGCCCGACTTCGACTTGGACAGATCGTTGAGAGTCGGCGCAAGTGGCTGGGGTACCGGCAAGACAACATGCCGAACGGCCCTTCGAGCACCACAATGAGTGCCATTGAGAATGGCCAGGAGGTCAGCGAGCTTTCGTATAGACGCCTAGAGAAGAGTCTCGGCTGGGCCAAGCACTCGGTCAGGAAGATTTTCGAGGGAGCCGAGCCTGAGCCCCTTGATGTCGACCCGGCCCCTTCGGAACCGGCCCCACCAAGACCAGAACACGCTGGCGTAACCGTCGACGATCTCCATGCGATGGAAACCGCACCGCGGTACTTAACCGCATGGGAAGCAGCCCTTGCAGCAATGCGTCAGGTTGCCGACGAGTCCCCAGATCCTGGAGCCGCGATGGCGCAGAATGCCCGCGTCGCCGTCGCCCTGGCCAACCTTTGGGCAGATCAACTCCTGACCGCAGGCGTAGGGCCAGCTGCCCGACCGGCTTTACAACGGCTGTTTCTTGACAAGCAAGAACTAGAACTCAACGGATTCAATAACACGAGCTACTGGGACCAACGACAAAAGGAGGGCCTCCATGCCGCATCATCCGACCCCACCCCGTCCCCGCAACCGTCAGCATCGCCGGAAGGCAACGAAAACGAGGAGGTGATGTACCCCAACAGATCCGACTTGGAGGTCGACTTCAACCCAGGCGACTACGGCCTAGCCGCACGCAGGGTGACGGACGAGGATAAGCCGCAGCGACCCATGGACTCGTGATCTACCCACTTGAACCGCATGCCGACCGATAGCGTCATGCACAACACATTCACATACCGCATGACAAGGAGCTATCGTTGAGCCATGAGCACTCGGGAGACGAACACGGGGACGCGGACGCGTGCGTTCCTGATCGGCCTGGGAAGCCTGTTCGACATCAAGGGCGAGGCGACGTACGAAGCACTGAGGGAGATGATGCCAGCCCCGGAGCCGTACAACCTCAACGCGAGCCTGCTGCGGGCGAATCGGAACCTTCGCCAAGTCTCTCGCTAACACAGCTCACCGCGTATCTCACCGAGAATCACCTGCATCTGCCTCTGCTGACACCGGATCCAGCGGAAATGGAGCGGATGAAGCACAACACCCCAGAGCTGTACGACACATATGTTTCGTCATTACGCAAGACGGTCGACTCGGATATCTATATGCGCGAAGCCCCTTACCGCATACCCGATAAGGGGCGCAGTCAAGGCCAACGATTTGGGCTAGCAGCCGTTCTCGCTGGGTTTGCCGTGTCCGCATGGTTCGCTTACCTCGGCCACGAGTGGATCGGGGGCGGTATTGCGGTGTTTGACGTGATCGGTTTGGCGGCAGTGTTCAACGGTAGTCAGGGCCGATCCAAAAGGGAGCAAGGTTAGGGTCTATAGACCCTAACCTTGGTAAAAAGACCCGTAACCATCGGTCAACGGATGGACTAAACCGAACTTCCTCGGCGCTCACTCGTCAGCGAACAACCAGTCACTAGACACGCTCTGCCCCTCGGCGAACTCCGTCAAACCCCTTCGGAGCTGGTTGTACAGACCGGGGTTTTCCAGGATCGCCCGCTCCGACTCATGCAGCAGGGATAGCGGGATAAGCCGGATAGTCCCATCCGACTCGGTGACCTGCACATACTTCGCGTTCGGCTTGCCAGACACGCGCAACTCGGCATGAGCGTCCGTCTCCACGATGGACGAGACGCTTTCGTAGCTGATCGCGGCGGTCATGACTCAACGATAACGCACATCTGAGGTTTCTCTGATGTGATTTGGCAGGCCCTTGCCGTGGAGAAGTTACATCCATGTAGTTCCTGGTCAGAGCCATTTTTGTCAGTGGGTGACGCTAGCTTCACCACCATGAGCCAACGTTGGCATCCCTGGCGCTACGCCGCTGATCACTACCCCCATGTGGTCATCAATTGTCGCCGGGAACTACCCGAACAAGTGTGGGGGCTGACCAGCTTCACGCGCCAAAAGATTTGGCTGTGCAAACGATTGCAGCAGGTCCATCGGCGATGCACCCTGACCCACGAACTGATCCACTGGGAACGCGGACCGCTGCCCACCGACCCAAGGGCAGCCGCACGCGAAGAACGCATCGTTGACGAGCTCGCTGCGCGACGACTCATCACCTTCGGCGATTTGGTGGACGGCTTGCGATGGACGCAAGATTGCGACGAGCTGGCCGAAGGACTGTGGGTGGATGGCCCAACGCTGCGAACGCGAATGTCCACGCTCGACCCGATGGAAACCGCTGAACTTGAACACGTCCTCGGTGACGAATGGATGTGGATACCGTGATCGGCCCGAATACTGCGGAAGTGCTTGCATTCGAGAACATTTGGTGGAGCCAGATCGGAGACAAAGAGAAGGCCATCCAGGACCGGTTCGGGCTCTCCCCCGTGAGGTACTACCAGAAGCTCAACCAGATCCTGGAAAGTGAAGACGCCCTAAAGTCTGATCCGGTGACCGTAAACCGGCTACTGAGAATCCGGACGCGGTAGACACCGCGACTTCGCCTGAAACGCGCGACAATTGGGGTATGAGCGAACTTGGCGGCGCTACCGCGGTTGAGCGTGGGGCCATACGGCTGGCCAATTGGATCTTGCGAACCTTCGCCGGCCGATACTCGAAGTTCTACTCAGGAGCAATCGAATACGGCATGCGCGCATGCGCTCGCGACATGACAGAAGGGCGGCCGGTACCGAAAGACTGGAGATCGCAATGAGACTTCTGAGGCTTCTGTATCCGTGGTTCGCGTTCGACAACCCGGCATTCCGCTGGGGCTTCACCCACCCCCTCGGCCCACCCGCGCCATGGTGGTCACAGGAGAGGCGCGAGCAGTGGTACCAACAGAATGGCGTTCCATGGGAGCGGTGAGCATTTCGAGGAGTTGGGCCGCCTCCGATTCCCCCAGATTGGCGCAAAGGATTCTGCCCAAGCCGTAGAATGTGCAGGTCAAGGGAGGGTGCGGTGGAAGAGCAGGAACCGACAATGGTGTCGCCGACAGCACTAGCCGAAACTGGCGTTGTTGAGACAGCACCCACCGCCTGGTCCGAGACGGAAGAGCTTGAAGAGCCTGAACCGTTCGACGATCCCCGCGGACGCAATTGGTTGATCAGCGGGGTCATCTTCGCTGCTACGGCAGCGGTCGCAGGATTGGTTGCCGGTGGCGCGTACGTCTTCTTCGGCCAAAGCTCAAAACCTACTGCCATGCCGCCGACCACTGTCGTCGCTGAGCCTCCGAAGGTTGTAGCGGCAGATCCGAAATCACCCGTCGATGACGCATACCTAGCGGATGTCTTCAGCCAAGGAATCCCGGTCTCGGACGTAAACCGCGGGTCACTCATCCAGATGGGGCAAGCCACCTGCGTCACCCACCGCGACAACCCTTCCATGCAGATAGTCGACCTGGCTATGACTATCGCCGAAAACCGGACCGCCTACCCGTACGACAAAGCCCGGATCATCGTGACCGCGGCGCTCGAGCATTACTGCCCAAAACCCGCCGCGGTGCAGCCCGCCGTCTACGACCAGAAGTTTTTGAGCAGGATGCGGGCACTGGGGTGGACTATCACCGATGCGGACGGGATGACCCACAACGCACGGCAATCATGCTCACTGCTCACTCAAGGGAACACCGTGCAGTTCGTACAGCAGTCCCTCAGCGCGGAAACGAACACTCCACTAGATCAGGCCGTGGAGTTCGTACGCACTGCGATGTCCATCTACCCGAACTGCCCTTAGCTCAGCAGCTCGTTGAGGTTCGACAGCGCCGCCCTGGCCGGTTCGTGATCGACGTGCACGTAGATCTGCTGGGCTACCGCTGATGAATGGCCGACTACCTTCATGCGGGTCTCTTGGCTGACGCCAGCATTGTTGAGCAGGGTGGCAGTTGTATGCCGCGCTGAGTGCATCGAGCGGTACGGGACGCCGGCAGCTTTCACCAGCGCGCGCCACGCATCGGATGCATCTGTCGGTGAGATTGGGTGTCCGTCCGGGTGGCGCCACACCAGCCCATGTGGATTCGGACCTGTGTCCGTTTTGGCGTAAGCCTCCATGATCGCCTGTAGCGGTTTGGTCATGGGGGCCACGCGGGCACCGGCTTTCGTCTTCGGCTTCGTCCACGCTAGGGATAGGTGGCAGGGGCGGTGCTTGAATCCTCTGGGGAGTTCGGGCGGGAGTTGTTGGAGCTGCCAGGAGAAGTCGAACAGTCCTTTCTCAAGATCGCATCGGTCCCATTCCATGCCGATGATCTCGCCCTGGCGGGCCCCGGTGAAGAACATGGCCGCCCACATCGTGGCCCATGGGTCGTTGAGTTTGATCGCGGTTGCGATGATCTGGCGGGCCTCATCGAACGTAAAGGGCTGGCGCTCGATCGGGACGTGCTTGGGTTTGTCGACGATCGCGGCGACATTCTTGTCCAGCATGCCTTCGTCCATCGCGTCACCCAGTGCTTTAACGAGGGTCTGATGGGCCTTCTGCGCGTTGCGCGTTCCGTTGCGGGCGATCATCTTGCGCACGTCCGCTGGGGTGAGCTTGCCTAGTTTCGTTCCCCCGTCAAGGAAGGGGAGCACGTAGAGGCGGACGGAGGTCTCGTAGTACTTGAATGTGGTTGGCCGTACGCGAGGCTTCTGGATGGTTTCAAGCCAGTGGGCAAGCCACTGTTCGAGTGTGGTGTTGGAGGTCGTGGGGGCTTTGCCGGATGCGATCTCGGATCGCAGTGTGCGCAGCTTCGCCAGGGCGGTTGCTTTGTCTTTCGAGGAGACGGTTCGGCGGCGGCGCTTACCGTCTTCGGTGGGGATGTCGACAGCTCCAACCCACATGCCATCGCTGCGTTTGTAGAGTCCCCCGTCACCGCGGGTGCGCCTTTGCCCCATCCAGCAAACTCCATTCCGGCCAACTGTAGCCAACACTGTAGCCTATTGGGCTACATGCGACTAGACAGTGCAATACATGAAAGTCGCTCTACCTGGGCAAATCAGACTATTCATGCTGCTCATTCTACCATCCAAACGGATTATGAGTCCACGGCTCTAACCAACTGAGCTACCGCCCC